CGACGACCGCCGGGTTGGCGGCGCCGGCCTTCGCGGCCTCAGCCACGACGGCGGAGGTGACGCGCGTCTGCTTGAGGGCAGTCTGTGCATCCTCGCTGGCCTTCACGGCAGCGTCGCGCTCCGCCTGGGCCTTCTCGAGCTCCGTCTTGTCGCGGTCCTCGTATTCCTTGATCTTCGCCGCGGCAGCGTCGGCGGCCGCTTTGGCCTCCTTGGCTGCTTTCTCGGCGCGCTGCCGGGCTTCGCGCTCGGCTTGGATCGCCCGCTTGCCTGGCTCCCCGAGCTCGGCCTCTTCCTCCTCCTTGGCCTTGCGCTCGGCCTCTTCGGCCGCTGCAGCTGCCGCGTCGGCCTCTTCCTTGGCCTTCTTCTCGGCCTCTGTCGGCTCGTCGTGACGTGCGAGGTAGAACCACCTTCGTGCACTTCGTGCCATCGCGGCACTCCTTCGGGTTGACGTGCTGACCGTCGCGGTCAGTCGTGATTGGAGCGGTCACGCTCGAGAGCGCGGTGGTGCTGTGTGACGACGGTCGCCGCCGTCAGATGGCCGTCGGGATGATGCTGGCGGCACACGTTGTGACCAGCGGCAGTGTCGTGACGCCCAATGCGCCAGCAGCCCCTGACTTCGCAGTTGTGTCGCCGGAGCAGGATGGCGGCGATCACGCTGAGCTCGACCAGGCGTTCGAGTATCCCGCCGAAGCCGGACCAGAATCCGTAGTACGGGCCCGGTTCGTTGACCGTGCCGGTGTGCACAGCCAGCCAGTGCTGGAAGACGTGCGGCCAGCTCATGTCTGGGCGGGCGGCAATGGCGGCGGAGCTTCCGGACCGGAGTCCTGGCCCTTCGGAGGTGTGATGAGACCGACCGCCGCGAGCGCATCCTTGAAGTCCATGCCGAACTCCTGGGCGAGGTCCTTGGCCGCGGTGATCCGGGCCTTCATCTCGGTGGACATCTGGGCACTGATCGCGTCGAGACGACGCTGCTGCATCCTGGCGATCTGGTTGGCGCTGTAGCCGAGGTCCTCTTGGCCCTGCTGAACATCGATCAGGCCGGCGGACTCGAGTTTGATCGCGGCATCAGCCATCTCGGCGAGCGTCGGTGTCGCCGGGTCGGCCCAGACGGTCTCGAGCGATTCGATACCGGCCGGCGGGTCGCCCTGGATGGTGAGCGCGAGTGTCGCGACGTCTTCCCAGGACTCGCCGAACGACCGCTGTTTACGCTGCGCGCGCTTGATCAGCGACGCCTCGGCGGAGCGGATCGCGTCGGCGGATGCCGGGTTATCCGTGTTGATCCCGACGTAGTGCGGTGGCAGCCCGGCTATCGCCGCGAGGTTCGCGGTGAGCATGCCAATCGCGGAAACGAAGTTCGCGAGCTCGGCGGCCGCGAACTGACCGAAGGTGACGTTCTTCCCAGCGAGCCATACCTTCCCGGCGGTCGCGTTCTCCCAGTAACGCTTGGCTTCTTCCTGGGTGCGTAGACCCTCGCTGCCAGACTGCAGCTCGATGCCGGTCGCCCAACGCCGGGGCATTGCATGGAACTCGCTGGTGACCATCATGTCGGTCGCGAGTTTGTTGATCGCGTCGACGACGTGCGCGACGTCGGTGAGCTCCGACTCGCCGTCCGGCATGTCGAGGTCGTAGCGGTTCAGGAACGGCACGACCGGCACGATCCCGAGTGGGTTGTCGACGGTCTCGAGGATTGTCCACGCCGACGTCGAGGAGTTGGGAGCGCCAGCTGGCGAAGGACCTCCGCGCTTGTACTTCACGACGCGGTCCGGCAGGTAGAGGTTCGCGCGTGTGACAGGGCCGACGGTCCACGACTTCGCCGCAGAGGCAACGATCTGGCTGCTCATGCCCGGCTCGAACGTCGCGGTCATTTGACGAGCGGACTCGACGGCGAGTTTCGGTGTCGACTTCTTCGGGTCGCTCCATCCTGAGACGAACGACCGTCCGTGTCGCATGGCGAGCAGATGCGTGCGGGAGGAGTTCTGGTCGAAGTCGTTGGCCTGCCAGATCTGCGCGAGGGTCTCGTCGACGGTCTGGGCGTTTTTGAACCGGAAGCCCTCGACGTCGAGGCGCTCCTCGAGCGAGTCGAGCGTCAACCGAGGCCAGTTCAAGATCATCGACTTCAGCCGGTCACCGACGAGCAATGCGACTTCAGGGTGCAGATACGACAGCGGCTGCTTTCCGCGGTAATACAGATCCCACTTCTGGACGTCTTCCTGGCCGGTCTGCAGCTTGCTGACCAGGACGTTGAGTAGTTTCTCGGCGTCGTCCGTGCTCAGGCCGACGGTGGTCTCAGGCTTGTCGAGGATGTCGTGTCGGGACAGCGTGAACCAGCTGCTCACAGCGACACCATCCATCCACCGTCGGGGTTCAGGGCACCGTCCTTGATCGCGTCGAACCGGGCTTCGTAGGCGAGGACCGCGGAGATCAGGCCGTCGATCTTGTCCCCGTGGCGGCGCTTCGCGACCTGGATGCCGCCGGCGCGCTGGACGGAGACCGCGTTACCGACGTGCCGGGTGAGTAGCTCGGACGGTGTGTGCGTGAGCGCCTCGGTGACGATCGCGGTGTGCAGCCGCTCGAGCGCCTTCGCCATCTTCGTGCCCTGGTTGGTCCAGAACTCGATGACGCTCTGTTCGCCGTACACGGCGGCCCACGCATCGACGTAGTCCTGCCAGTGCGGCGGGTCGCAGTACATCTGCACGACGTCGTAAGTCTCGAAGGCTTCCTTCACCGCGTCGTCGACCTCGTCCCGCGGGACCTGCCAGGAGTTGCCCGTCGGACCGTCCGGCTTCTCCCACGCCGCGAGAACCTCGAGGTGCCCGTCTTCGAGCGCGCATGCGACCAACACTGTTGAGTCGTCGCGGATCGAACCGTCGAAGCCGAGGGTGACTTTCTCGCCCTCGGCGATCGCGAGCTCTTCGTCGGCGGTCGCGCGCCAGAGCGTCAGGTCTACCCAGGTCTCTTCCGCGGCCGCGACCTGGTTGAGGTAGAACCGTCGGCCGACGGACTCCTTCGTCGTCGGGTCGCGGATCTCCGCGAGGATCCCCTCGATGTCGAGCCACGTCGAGTCGCCTCGAGCGGCTCGCAGGCACCGCCGGATCTCGGCGTCGGTCAACTCCGGGACCGGGACCGGCTCACCGTCGGCGCGGCGCTTCATCGGCGCCTCGAGCGAATCGTAGTAGACGCCCGGCAGCTTCTTCCCGGCCATCTCCGCCGTCCGCCACGCTTCGTATGTCCGCTCGGCGACGGAGTCCTCACCGGGCTGGTGCGCGTTGGTGATCTCCATCACCCGGGCTGCGCCTTCGCGGGCCTTCGCGAGGTTGCGTCGGATGACGTCGGCCATTGCATGGCCTTCGTTGTTGGCCAGCCAGTGATGCGTCTCGTTGGCGATGACCAGCGTCGGCCGCGGACCCTCGAGCGAGCGCGGCGAGCTGGTCACTGACTCGATGCGACCGCGACCGCGCATCGACCAGATGATCTCTTTGCCGGGGTCGATCTTGTACGTCTCCTCGGCCGCCTTCGAGAACATCCCCGGGAACACCGTCATCGTGTTGCGGGTCTGGTCACGACTGACCGCACCGACCTGGATCAGCGGCGCCGGGTGCGCGATCGCGACGGGCATTCCGTCTGCGTTGAATCCGCCGAACCGGCACGGCCCGCAGAGCTCGACGCAGGCAATCGAGGCGAGGAACGGGTCCTTGCCCCAGCCCTTCATCCGCCGGAGCACGCCGCGGCGGTGAACGAACCGACCCTTGTCGTCGAGCTCGTACCAGCGCAGGACGATCCGGACCTGCTCGTTGGTATAGGTCCACGGCTCGCCAGCGTCTGGGCCGTCGGGCTGGCGAAGGTATTCGGTGGTCCACTCGAGCACATCCCAGCCGAGGGTCCGGTTGTTCGCCGGCACCACGTCCGGCCATGACCGGATGCCTCGACTACTTGCTGCGGGCGGCACGCCGGTACTTGTCCATGGCGGTCACCGTCGCCGGCGCATTCTTCTCCGGCTCGGCCGGCGCGAGTTCCATCTTCAGCCGCATCCGGTCCTCGGGTGTCGCGCCGAACTTCGCGACCCGGAGGCGGACCTCAGCGGCCAAGGTCCACTGGCCCTTCTCCCACATCGCGTGATGCATCAACGCGGTGTCGAGCAGGAACGACCAGTCGGTGTCCGACATCAGCTTCGACTGCGCCGATGAACGCCAGGTGTCCCACCACTTCACGGTCTGCGCATGCCACGCAATCGTGTCCGGGAGGGCCGGCCCGCGCAGTTCCGTGGTCGGCTCGAGGGTGACCGTCGCACCCTTGCGACGGCGTTGGTCACGAGCTCGTGACGCTGTCGCTTTCGGGGCAGGTCCGCGGCCGGCGATGGTCCCTCCCGAAGGTCAGCGATGGTGACCGTCCTGAGACTTCGGGCTTGTCTTGGTGGGAAAGTCCCAGACTTGCGCGGGGGGGCGTTTCAGGAGCGCGGTCATGGAGAAGTTGATCAAGGGGGGTCACCCCCCAGGGGTTCCGCTCGAGCGATTGGATCGCCGCGAGTTGCATGACCTGCACAGCACGCGCAGCGGTCCGCTCTGTCCACCGTCCGCAACGGTGACTATGTGATCAGCCGTGAGCGGGTTGACGGCCTCGTCGACACGGTGCCCGGGGCGATCCCAGCCGGGGCAGAGGCTGCCATGTCTTGCTCGCCACGCTGCCACGACGGTGGCGCGTCGGCGGCGTTCAGCGTTGGTGTACTGCGCGCGGCCGAGTGGGCATCTCTGACCGCGGTCGTGCAATCCGCCGCAGTTGCAGCGGCGCAACGCCACCTACTTGCCAGCTCGCTTCCGCGTGCCGGCGACCTTCATGGACGGGTACTTCGCTGCGACCCGCTTGCGGATCTGGGCTTGCTGTACCGGCGTGGCGTTGGCCTTGGCGCGGCCGAGGGCATCGCGGGCGTGCGCCGGGTCGTCGATCCGGTACCTGCGCTGTGCCGGCAGACCGAAGTCGCTTGCTGGCATTGCGGCGCGGCCGCTTTTGGTGTTACGGCGAGCGTTCGTTGTCTTGCTGAGTTTGCTGGCCATCCGCGAACCTCCGTGATGCTGGCGGCATCAGTCGCCGCTTCCTGGTCGGAGCAGGTTGTTGCGAAGTGCGTAGTCGAGCATGCCGCCGGCTTTCCAGACGGTGTTCGAGCTGTCGAAGCAGACACCCAGGTATTGAGCGTTGTCCTCGAGGTTGGCGAGTTCGAAGATCAGCACCCAGCCGGTGAGCATCTCGCCCGGATCCAGTGACGCTTCGCCGATGGCGCGCTCGATCACGTCACGGCGAACATCGCCGGGATCCTCAACGCCCATCAGCGCGCCTTTCTGTCGGAGGTGTCGAGCATGCGCCCGTCGGCGTCGATGTCTGTGATGCCGGTGACGCTGGCGAATCCGAAGGTGAGCCGCTCGTCTGCCTCACTGGTCGGCTCTTCATCGCCGATCACGAGGTCGAGAAGCGATCCGCCGAACAAGGTCAGATGTATGCGCATAGGGATACGGCCATTGCTGACTCCTTGACTGTTGCCCCGGTCGGATTTGAACCGACGGCCTCCTGGTTATGAGCCAGGCGAGCACAACCGAACTGCTCCACGGGGCGGCGAGAGATGCGACAGCCCGGCGCCGATGATCGGCTCCGGGCATAGTCGTCCTGCTGCGAACAGAGTATGCAAAAGTCGACAAAGAGACTGGTATTGGCTCGTCATCGGCGTGTCGATCGACGTTCTGCAAGCCGCTGAACCTCGAGCATGCTGACCAGCAGCGTGCGTGTCGCCGAGTCTTTCGTGACGTGCGTCAGCGCTCCCCGCCGAGCCCACGAGTAGACGGTGCGCCGGTTAATGCCGAGAACGTCGGCGACGGCCCACGCGGGTCGTAGTGCTATCACCAGTGGGCATCCTCCGAGCGTTCGCGGGCCTTGAGTGCGTCGAAGTCGTCGGTGCTGAGCGGCGTATCCGACAACCCCATGGTCAGGAGGTCGAACTCAGCGCCGCATTCGCCGCACCAACCAAGCGATGGTCCCCGGCTCCGAAGTGGCGACGTATCGGCGCGAAAGACGAGGCGCCCGTCCTCTACGCTCCACTTGCCGGTCAGTAGGTTGCCAAATCGGCAGTTGCCGCATTTCGCAGTGGGCTCATCGATCTTGAGCGTTGCCATAGCTGTCATTGTGTCTGTTCTTGGTTCGGTGGGTAGTACCAGGTGTCGACGATCATCGCGAAGCCTTTCCGTTGCTCGCTGGGCGCGATCAGTCATGCGCGTGCCTCCATCTGAAGTGCCAGTGACGCCTGCGGCACGGTTTCAGCTGCTCTGCTCGAGCAGGAGAGCCCATCTCAGCTTGGGCCAGCGGACCTGGTTGCCGTTCTCATCCTTGCACTCGTCGTTGCTGCAGATCACGTCGCTCGAGGCGTCCGAACGGACGATCAGCGACTGTTGCTTGCAGACCGGGCATGGCATCTCGAGAGACGCCATCGGAGCGTTGTGGGACAGCAGGAGGCGGGCGGCGTTCTTCCAAGACCGTACCGATCGCTCGATCCGCTTCTTCAACGCCTCGTCCTTGATGTCGTCGATCACGTCGACGAGCAAGCTGAGGGTGCGGCGCAGGTCGGGTGCGAAGTCAACTCGTACACCGTTGCGTCCGCGTCGGACGGTTTCCTGGGCTCGGTTGAGACTGATCAACGCTTCCCGGTAGAAGCCGGCTGCGCCGGTGGTCATGTCAATCAGGAGCTCGGCGATGTCAGCACCAGCTGGCGGACGTGATGATGGTGTGCGCCGCCCGCTGGACATCTCGACCTTCGATGCTGCAGTGCCGCCGCGGAGGCGTTCGAGCTGGTCGATCAGCGCCGGCACTTCGACGTCCCACTCGAAGCCGCCTTTGCGGCGAGCACGTTCTTCGGTAGAGACGGTCTGAACCTTGTGGAGCTCGCCTTTGCGGCTCCGGCGATACACGTCGACACCGTCAGCGTGCGGATCCGGATCGGGTGCGACCCACGTCTGGAAGGTCTGCCGAGTGATGATGTCGTCGACGTCGGCTTTGAGATTACTCGGCTTCGAGTCGGTCACGCGGCCTCCTAGTAACGGCCGTCGGCTGTGAGGAGCACCCGGTCAGGTCCGGCGATCATCGCCGGGATCTTCGCCGGGTCGTCGGTGGATCTGACGAGCCAGCCGAGGATGTAGGAGGTCTCGTATTCGCGGTGCACCGCGTCGTGGCATTCGCTGCACAGATGCAGGGCGTTCTCGACGCGGTGGTCACCGTGACGGCGCAGCTTTCGGTGATGTAGATGCTCGGCCGCCTTATGGCCGTCCACCTCGCAGATACCACCTGAGCGCTTCCTGGCTTTGCGTCGGACCGCCGGCGGCCAGTCGCTGCCGGTGCCGTGTGGGATCTTTGCGGTGAACCGGTTCTGCGCTCGGCTGGCCCGGCGTTTCGCTGCGTACTTCTCCGCGCCTCGACGCTGCCATGCCCGGTGTTTTGCGGGGTCGACGGAAATCCCGTTGCGGGTGATGCTGTGAGCATCAGCGCTGGTGCTCACAGATAGGCCGGCGCTGGTCGGACGGTCTCGATCGATACGGTCACGCATCTCGAGCAGAGATCCGACTCGATCCATGCGCAGCCGGGGAAGCACGCTTCGGTGTCGGTGCAGCCGCACGATCGGCAGATCGCGAACTCGATTTCACTGATGATCGACACTCCGTCACGGACGGTGACCGGTGAGCCGTCGAACACCTCTGGGACGTCGACGACAATCTGGACGCAGCGGACGGTCACGACCGCCCCAGGATCTTGGCGACCTCAGCCTGCTGCTCCTGTGTCAGCTGCGCGGCATGCGCTGCATTCGCAGCCACCTGGGCTTGCATGGCGGAGGCTTGAGCGAGCGCCTGCATCGCGCTCGAGACCGCGCCGGCGAGGGCGAGAGTCGCTGCGGCCTGGGCGGTTGCGATTTTGTGCTCGAGGCGGACCTTCGGGATCGGTTTGCCGGCGATGTGCTGGAAGACTTCGACGAGCAGGTTGACGGCTTCCTGCATCGGGTTGATCCGGATGCCGGCTGGCACCAGCGGCTGCGGCTCGGTCTGCTCCGAGTCGCCATCTTCGGTCGCCGTTGCTCCGGTGGGCTCGTCGGGGTCGATGATG